GAATTTGGTATAAGATGCTGTGGACAAAATGACTGGGGATAATATGCAAGAGGTAAATTGGAAAACTGCTGAAAATCTAGCACTAGATTACAAAAACAGAGATAAAATTCTCAGTGTATTTTTTGTAGACCCTTTGTGTGATGTCTGTAATGAATTTGTTTTCAATGGCGTAATTCACGTTGCAGAAAATTACAAAGATGATTATGAAATAGTATATGTTAAAGATACTGCTGGTATGCCATTCCCTCCGACAAGTTGGCCAACTGCATATATATTTGTACCCAATTGTCCAAATGAAATGCCGCTGCGAAGAAATGGCGATGCTCCGCTGGAACTTGTAGAGCGAGATATTAAAAGACAAATTAAAAGTATGAAAACTGGAATAGACTTGGATGAGTTGAGAAATGCTGGCGAGTAAAGAAATAAGTAATTATAGATACAACATTTGCAAATCGTGTGAATATTTTTTTGCAAAGTCAGTTTGTAAAAAATGTGGTTGTGTAATGACTGCTAAAACAAAATTAAAAAACGCAAAATGCCCTATTAATAAATGGGGATCTGTGCAGAATGCTTGGGGATAGTGCATGTTTATGTCAATTGAAGAAGTTAGAAGACAACGAGATCTCATGCTTAAAGCTACAGATCATTATGAGATTATTCCAAGTGCAACATCATCGGATGCTGAAAAACAAGCATGGATTGCATACAGACAACAACTCAGAGATATCACAGCTTCACTCAGTGAATTTTCTATAGACAATGACTTTTGGCCATTGCCCCCAAAAAGATATGTTTTAGCAGATGGATGTACATCTATTAATCTCCCTGCAGACTATGAGGATCAATACTAATGAGTAATTCCAGAGAGCATTCCAGTTTACACAAAGCATTTAAAGACGGCTATCAAGTAGTGCCAAGCAGTGCTTCAGCACCAACATCTCCACAGCCTGGACAGCTTTGGTATGATAGTTCAGGTTCTGGTGTACTAAAACATTGGAACGGGTCCAATTGGATCGACATGAGCAACTTGTTTAGTGCCAGTGGCGGAACAGAAAATACATATACCTCTAGTAGTATTAATTATAGATCACACACGTTTACTACTAGCGGAACGTTTATAGTCGAAAGTGGAAGTAAAAGTGTAGATGTATTGTATGTTGCAGGCGGCGGCGGGGGCGGCGGCTCCGGCGGAGGTGCCGGTGGTGGCGGCGGCGCTGGCGGCATGTTTACAGAAACTATGGTTTTGAGTGCAGGAAATTATAGTGTCACTATTGGCAGCGGCGGCGCTGGTGGAGCAAGTGGTAATAATAATGGTGCAAATGGGGGTGACACTGTGTTTGCAGGATTTACTGCAATAGGCGGAGGCGGCGGAGGTGGATCTGATGATGCCAACACCGCACAAAGTGGTATTAGTGGCGGATCTGGCGGCGGATCTGGCGGCGATGACCAAGGCGGAAACCCAACTGATCCAAATGCACTTGGCGGCGCTGGAACAGCAGGACAAGGCAATGCCGGTGGCGCAGGCGGAGGTCACACATCAGGAGATCTCGGCGGTGGCGGTGGCGGCAAAGGCAGCGCAGGCGGAGATAACACTCCTAGTGTAAGTGCTGGTGATGGCGGAACAGGTGCCACAAATGATTATAGTACAGGGTCAAACATCACTTACGCAGGCGGCGGTGGTGGAGGATCTAACAACGGTCCAGGGACAAGCGGCAGCGGTGGATCAGGTATCGGCGGCACAGGATCGACTGGTGGCAATGGAAGCAATGCTACCGCAAACACCGGCAGCGGTGGTGGAGGATCTCGTGGTGGCATTGGCGGAAACGGATCCAGCGGAATACTTGTTATAAGATATCAGGAGTAATTTAATGTCTAATTATGCAAAAGTGGTCAATGGTAAAGTTGTAAATGTAATAAGAGCAGAACCTGATTTCTTTGAAACGTTTGTTGACGATGAACCAGGAACATGGGTACAAACAAGCTATAATACACATGCTAATGTACACTATGATCCAGAAACAAACGAACCAGACGGCGGAGTTGCACTGAGAAAAAATTATGCTGGAATTGGTTATACATATGATAAAAGTAGAGATGCATTTATACCTCCAAGGCCATTTGACAGTTGGCAATTAAACGAAGATACATGTGATTGGGAACCGCCAACTCCTGTACCCAATGATGGAAATCGTTATCAGTGGGATGAAGAAACAATCCAGTGGGTCTTATTGTAATTCAAAAACTGTCCAACCAATTGGGCAAATCTATTTTGTCTTTTTGTCTGTCGTATATGGTGCTGATTTTGTTCACCATCTCTCGATTTTCCAAAACCAATCTAGCACCTCTGTGCAAAGGCTTGGGCCATCCATCTATACCTACCCAAGCATAACCTGCACTTTCATGATTGCACTGTGGAATAAATTCTTCAAACACTGTAATACAAAATGTGTTGTAGGTAAACTTGCCGTCATCACTGAGAAAGGTGTGTAGGGGATAAACTTTTTCAATGTCAGGCAGCGGACCCAATTCTTCCTTGCACTCACGCAGTAGTGTTTCTATAGGGCGTTCACGTTTGTGACTTTTGCCACCCCAAAAACTCCATGTGAGTGGATGACTTGATTTTTTACTTCTCTGTTGTAGCATGATTCTACCCGTGTCTAGGGCCAAGAAACAGCATCCGCTTGCTCGTATCATTATAGGTATAGTCGCCAAAATCCAGGGTTGTATGTACCCTCATAACTGTTGACCCAACGCACACCGTCCCATTTTAAACTGTCCAGTGTTGTGGTGTTGGTCACATATTCTGTTGTACTTATTGTGCTGGCGTCAAACACAATATCCCAGGTTGCTCCGTTGAATTGTATGATGTCGTTTTTGTTAGCAGTGCTGCCCGCCCATCCAGTACCGCCTGCAACATCGTCCAGTATCAAATATCTATCACCTGTGACAGCCGCTGTGAGTGTGCCATCACCAGGATAGTTTATTTGTGGATTGATAGCAGCATCCACTGTGCCTTGTGTGTTGGTGGGCAGTGTTGAGCTGTCCAGTGCGATGTTCAATAGGTTGGCATTGCTGGTGTTCACTGTGATAGTGCCAACTACATCGCCTGCAGTCACACTGGGATCACTGGTTTGTTTCAATCTCAGTTGACTGACAGCATCTCTGAATTCACCAAAGCCTTTGAATACATCTACCCAACTCAACGGATTACCTGCACTATCCAAGTTGCTGTTGTTGCGATTCAACAGTTGTGCTGTGGCATTGCCACTGCTATCCACTTCAAACTTCATTTTGTACTGATCCAATGTGACCACTTTGTAGCTGGTGAACAGTGGAACATAACTGCCACCTGATCTCAGTGCATCCAATGCATCATCAGTGACATCTTCAATGTTGTCAATAATAGTGTGTATAACAGTGTTTTTAACAACTTTGGCTGGTGGGTTGATCAACACTGGCAGTTGGAATGTCAGTGTACTGATGTCAATGATATCATCTACACCGCTGGGTATTGCTCTCATGCTCCAAGTGGTGCTGATCAGTTCAACATAGCTGAGTGTGCTCCAGTCTAGGGGATTGTCATTGGTGTGTATGTTCAGTGTTGGATTGAACAGTACAAGTATTTGTTCCAGTATCTGAAGTTTTTGTTCTGTGTTGCTGGTCCAAAGATCCACTTGCATGGTCATGGTGTAAGGAACTGGCTGATGTCGTTTGATAGCATATTGATTGCCAACTTCATTTTCATAACTGTTGGTTTCTTCGTTGTACTTTTTTTCATACACTGGCACAGTTTCTTCGTACTGTGCATATGTTCTGCTTTGCGGTGCAGTTTCTAATCCAGTGACATGACAACTGATAAACGGAGTGGTTTGCAGCACATTTTCGCTGTTTTCTCTGACAATATGTGCAGCCATTCTGCTGACATCGCCATAGCGCACAGGCACAGTTTGATATACAATTTCACCTTCTTCGTTTACGTGCATGGCCACTTGAAAGCCTGCAAATATACGAATAAACTGCTGAATGTATTTGCGCAGTTGTTTGTCGTAGAAGTAAGGTACCGCCGTTATTTTTGAATTACTGTATGCCACCTGCTATTTCCTTATGCCGCTGCTTGTCCATTTGCTAAGATCCAACCTGTGCCATTCCAAATACAACTATACATTCCTGTACTTAATTCTTCAAGTCTCCATGTAAAGTTTGTAGCAGTAGCAGTTACAAGAGATCCGTTGGTCCATATAGCATTCGCTACAGTAATATCGTTAAATCCACTGCCTGGATTTCTCCAAAGTTTTAGTTCTTGTCCTATGTATGTACCGTCTGCAAGCGAATAATTTTGACCTGGTACAATAAAATGGTTTGTTAGTGTTATATCAATCGGTCCGCCTACTGGAGCATCTGCATAACTTGTAGTTTTAACTGAATTGCTATTAAATGTAAGTCTGTTATCACCACTTATACCTACTGGATATTCTACAGGATTTAGCGGATCACTGTCATCTACAAATTTTAAACTGTTGCTGCTTAGATAAAAGTGACGTACTTTAAATTCTGCACTACCGATATCATATGTTGAGTTTGTAGCAGGTATAAGATGTCCTGCTGATGTAATATCCCAGCGAGCAGTATTTTCAGTTTTAAATTCAATATTACCATCCGAGCCTGTATCAGATACAGTAACAGCACTGTCGCCTTGAGTGATAGCATTTGATCCTGCGCCTGTTTGATCCGTAACCCATTCATAGTCTGCTCCATCCCAACTTAGTATTTGATTAGCAGTTGCAGTACTAGTGTTAAGGTGTGTATCAACATCAG